GGGATTCGAGCCGCAGCGCACGACGGTGAACTGGCTCAAGCCGTGATCTTTCACGTCGTGCTGGCCACGGCCGCCGGGAAGGCCCGCGAGGTGGACGTCACCGCCCTCGACGCTGGGATGGCAGCGGACCGGGCCGTGGAGACCTGGCACGCCGAGGATGCCGAGCTGGACCTGATCACCCACGTGATGGCCCGCCTGCTCGGCGACGACCACCTCTAGGGAGATCGCATGGCCTGGGAAGGTTCGACGCGGTCTTCCCGGCTCCCCCCGGGATGGAAGCGCCTGCGGACGGCGATTCTTGAGCGGGATGGCTTTGTCTGCCAGCTTCGCCTGCCCTGCTGCACCGGCCTCGCGACCGAGGCGGATCACATCGTCCCCGGCGACGATCACTCCCTGGCCAATTTGCAGGCGGCCTGTTCAGACTGCAATGCGGCCAAGAACCATGCCCAGCGGCCCCGCCCGGCCCCGCTGCACCGCGAGCGGGAAGCTCACCCGGGGCTGCGTTGAGAGCGCTTTCCGGCCTCAAGCGGACTGGCCAGCACGGAGGAGGGCCAGGTCGTACCGGACCTGGAGGACCATCAGCAGCTCGGCCGAGATACCCAGGGCGTCCTCTACGCGCAGCGCCATCTGTGCCGACAGGCGGACCCGTCCGGCGAGCAGCTGGCAGAGGTGCTTCTCGGAGACGCCCATCCGGAGCGCGATCTGCCGCTGGGCGCGAACCCCCTCGGCCGCGTCGATCTCGTCGCCGATCACCTCGCCGGGATGCACGGGCATCTCGTTGGTCATTGGCAGAGGATCACCGCTTCTCGGCCCCGGGACGCCGCTTGAGAGCCACCCTCCGCAGCACGACGCTCATCGCGACGAGCAGGGCCGTTACCACAATGCCGAGGCACCAGATGAACCAGCTGTCCAGCGCGCCGCTGGCCCAGTAGTAGATCCACAGGAAGGCCGCCCAGAGCAATGGGGCCGACCAGTGACCGGGCGCTTTCTCGATTACCACCAGCCAGTACGGCTTCCTGGCCCGCCGCCGGTCCCAGCGGGCCATCCGTTCCACCATCTCGCGGCTGTCCGGGTCGTCGGCGTAGAAGCGACGGGCGAACTCCTCGGTCCGCTCGGCGCGGGCCAGATGCTCCTGGCGGTGCGCCTGCGCCTTCTCGGCGTAGCTCATGGCGACTCCGTCGCGTCGAGTCCTATCCCGATGATCTGCCGCAGGAAGCAGGTACGGTGCGTTGCCGTCAGACGCCACTGTCCCTCGGCGAAGATGTGCGGTATCAGCATCCCCTGGTCGTCCTCGATGATCGGCACGCCGCAGTCGAAACAGGGCTCGCCGATGGGCGTCTCGCGGCGCCGGGCTTCCTCGCACACTGGCGCTCCCCAGGACTCGCCGAACCAGCCCCCGGGGTAGTCGTCGGCCTGCTCAATGTCCTCTGTGGTCATTGGCAGCACCCGTCGCAGCCGTGCACCGCCCAGCCGTCGTCGCCGGTGATTCGCTCCAGGTAGGCGACCGAGTCCGGATCGGGATGCCCGATGCCGTGCGGGCAGGTGCGCTCCATCAGCCAGACATCGCTACGCCAGTACAGCGGCGCGGTGTCCAGCGGGTGCTTCGAGGGGTTGTGGATACAGCAGGGCTGCCCGGCGCAAGCCTCTGGCGGGTGGGTGGTCAATACGCGGCCGTCGTGCAGGGCGATCAGGTCTTCGTCCATGGGGGGAAGCGCTCCCTTGCTGGGGGCTTCCAGCTTAAACGAACTGCGGGCAACGTCTAGGGCCGCACTCCAGTGACGTGCAGGGCCGTGGACCAGTCGGCCGCGATCGCGTTCTGCGCGGCGGCGAGCGTGATCCGATGGGCACAGACCGCACGCTTTAGCGTGCCCTCCACCGCGTCCTTCGGGTTGGGGATCGTGCCTAGCTCCATCCACAGGTTGCGCGGGTCCAGCGGGGCTCCCCCCAGCTCCAGCGCAACGAGGTGGTCATACTCCCCTTTGACCTGGGGACTGAGGCCGTAGGAGCGGGCTGAGGCGGCCTTCCACTGGTTCGTCACCGACACTGGGGGACGCACCGTGTCGGTCCAGCCCGACTGACAGATCGTCGTAGTGATGTTGTCCTGGGTGACGTCCGGGTTGAGCGCGCCGGGTGTACAGCCCGGATCTGGCAGCACTTGGCCACCCTCGTTGCGCACGTGACACGTGCCGACTGCGGGCATCGGGGACGAGGAGTCCTCGACCGGAAGGCTGGACTGGACTGGATCGGCACGGCCCGCGTCCATCGCCGTGCAGCCGGTCGCGAGGACCAGCGCGGCAGCCAACATCAAGAGCGTCTTCGCAGCGTTCACTAACGGGCCTGCCGCCAGCACTGCTCGCAACCGTCGTGTGTGCACTGTCGGTACACTTGGCGGTCGTCCTCGTTGTCGCGGTATATCAGGTGCACGCCCCAGTGCCCGTCTGGGCATTGGGCAACCGCTGTGAACGGCTGGGCGTGTCGGACCTCCTGGCGTGTCATGATTTGCTCGTTGCTCGCTTGTGAGAATTCGGCAAGCGCCTGGTCGAAGGACGCCCCACCCTCGTGTATTGCAGCGTGAAGGCGAGCCTCTGCCTGCTCGAAGCGGGTCTGCGCCTTCTTGGCATGCCTTTCCGCCGCAGCGAAACGCTGCTGGGCCTCATCGTTGGGGTTATCGGCGGAAGTCGTCACGGCTGTTCCCGCCAGGTCTGCCCGCAGCCGTCCCAGAAGCAGGCCCGTTCCAGCGAGCGCTCATCGACGCGACGTAGCTGGTGCACGCCGTAGTGCCCGTCCGGGCAGGTGGAGTACGCCTCGAACGGTTTGAGGACAGATGGACGGGTCGGCACAACCTGGGTAGCCACGCTGGCAGTCCTGTAGTCCACGACGGGACCGCCTTGCCGCCGTGCCTGCGCCGCAGCGAGCCTCTGCCGCGAGTCGTCGAGCTTCCCGACTGCCACCTCGTGTTTCGCGACCGCCGCGGCGAAGTGTTGCAGGGGCACGCGCGTGTCCTCAGTGGTGGTTCCTGCAATGCCGTCATGAACTTTCGGGAGCCGTGCTGTGCTCGTGTATCCGCGAGCCGCATCCTGGACGCCAGAGAACATGGACAGCGCTACGAGGAGCACCATCCCGCTCACGGATGCGATTGCCAAGACGTTGCTCACTGTTGATCTCCCTTGCTGAGGGTTCCGGGTTGCTTGGTTACCCCTAGATCGCTCGGAACGCGTCCAGCGTTAAACACCGAAGGGGTGAACTTTGCCCTGGCACCCTTCCGAGCCCGGCGAGATGCCCACTCTCGGGTGGGAGGTCATCGACTGGATCGTGGACAACCTGGCCGCACCGGATCGTGCGGAGTACGAGCCGTTCATTCCCACCCGCGAGCAGGCCGAGTTCATCCTGCGCTTCTATGCCCTCGATCCGCGTACCGGACGCCGCAAAATCCGGCGGGGGGTGATCTCCCGGCCTCGCGGCTGGGGTTGAATGGCAAGTCACCTTTTCTCGCCGCCATCGGTATCGCCGAAGCCATGGGACCAGTCCTGTTCGACGGCTGGAACGCCGACGGTCAACCAGTTGGTAAACCGTGGTCCACGGTGCGCACGCCATTCGTGAAACTCGCGGCCGTATCTGAAACTCAAACTCAGAACGCGTGGCAGCCGCTGCTGGAAATGCTCTCTGGGCCGGTTGTAGACAATTATCCCGGACTGGAACCGCTGGGCACGTTCGTCAACCTGCCCCGCGGCAAGATTGAGCCGGTCACCAGCTCGGCGTCCAGCATTAAGGGCAACAAGCCCGTCTTCGCGATCCTGGACCAGGCACTCGCGTTGGACACGCCGATCCCGACGCCAGGCGGCTGGACGACGATGGGTGCCCTGTCCACAGGGGATCTAGTGCTCGGCTCGGACGGGCCGACGACGGTCACCGCGGCCAAGCCAGTGTCGATTGAGCACGACTGCTTCCGGGTCACGTTCGCGGACGACACATCGATCGTGGCGTCCGAGGGCCACCTGTGGCAGAGCGTCGTATGGGGCTCGCCTTCCGCGATCCGCACGACTGGCGAGATGTATCGAGACGAGCGGACCTTCCGCATCCCGATCGCCCCGCCGAGGCTGGGATGGATCGCCATCACCGCCATCGAACCAGTCCCTCGCGTCGGCGTCCGGTGCATCGCCGTCGATGCCGACGACCATCTCTTCGCTGCCGGCCCAGGCGGTCACCTGACCCACAACACCGAAGAATGGACCAAGTCCAACGGCGGTATCCGGATGGCCGAGACCATGCGGATCAACGCCGCGAAGCTCGGTGGGTCCACCATCGAGTCGCCGAACGCGTTCATCCCCGGCATGGGCTCGGTGGCGGAAGCGTCCGCCGAGTACTACAAGGCCCTGATCGAGGGTCGTGCCCGCGACGACGGCCTGCTCTACGACCACCGCGAGGCCCCGCCGAACACGGACATGACCGACCGCGAGTCGCTGCTGGCCGGACTGTCCTTCGTCTACGGCGACTCCGCACAGCCGCAGGGCTGGGTGGACCTGGACCGGATCGTCGCGGAGATCTGGGACCCCGACATCGATCCGCAGACCGCGCGGGCCGACTTCCTCAACCAGATCACCCACGCTTCGGATTCCTGGCTCTCGCAGACCGAATGGGCGGGCTGTGCCGATCCCTTGAGAGTGGTGGCCGACCGCGACGTGATCGTGCTCGGCTTCGACGGCTCACGGCACCGCAACCGCGGCGTCACCGACGCCACCGCCCTGGTGGGCTGCCGGGTCGAGGACGGGCACCTGTTCCTGATCGAATGTTGGGAACAGCCCGACGGGCTCTTGGGCGACGACTGGTGGGTGCCGACCCAGGAAGTGTCCGCGGTGATCGCGGAGACCTGCCGCCGCTACCACGTGGTGGGGTTCTATGCCGACCCCGCTTCGGACTGGCGCAGCTTCGTGGCCGAATGGGAAGCCGCCTACGGTGACCGGCTGAAGGTCCAGTCCACCCGTGACCATCCCATCGAATGGTGGATGGGCGGCAACAACACGCTCAAGTCCGTGCGCGCCACCGAACAGCTGCACTCGGCGATCGTGCACAAGAATCTCACCCACGACGGCGGCTCGGTGCTGACCCGGCACGTGCTCAACGCCCGCCGCCGCCCTGGGCGCTCCGGTATCCAGATCGCCAAGGCTCACCCCGATTCCCCACACAAGATCGACGCCGCCGTCGCCGCGATCCTCGCCTGGCAGTGCCGCATCGACGCACTCGCCGGCGGCGTGGCCTCCACCAGTCAGCAGCGCAAGTCCCGCGTTCTCTACCGCTTCTAGGAGGTTCGGTGCTCGACGACGCCAAGACACCGAACAGCCCGGACTGGTGGCTGCTGCGCCTGGGCACCCAACTCGCCCAGGAATCCCGCCGTTTCGACAAGCTGGAGTCCTACTGGCGCGGCGACCCGCCGATGCCGCACGGCAATCGCAAGATGCGCGAGGCGTACCGGCGGTTGCAGCGGCTAGCGCGCACCAACTTCGGCGCGCTCATCGTGGAATCCCTGCTGGAGCGCATGAAGGTGGTGGCGTTTCGGGACGGCTCCGGCGGCACCGACACCTCCGACCGCGACGCCTGGCACTGGTGGCAGGCCAACTGCCTGGATGCCGATCAGGGCCTGGTGCACCGCGCCGCGGTGATGATGAGCCGCTCCTACGTGATCGTCGGCAAGGACCCGAAGACCGACGAACCCTTGGTCACCGGGGAAGACCCCAGGCAGGTGATCCACGAGTCCAGCCCCACCAACCGCCGCGACGTGCTGGCCGCGCTCAAGACGTGGTGGGACGACATCGCCAAGGCCCAGAAAGCCGTGCTCTACCTGCCCGACACGGTGCACTACTACACCACCGTCACCACGATCACCCGCGAGTCCACCGCGGACCAGGTGTGGGCACAGGCCAGCTGGGAGACCGACACCTCCGACCCGGACTTCCCCGAGGGCGTCGGGACCAACCCGGTGGGCGAAGTCCCGGTCACCCCGTTCATCAACCGGCCGGATCTGGCCGGCAACGGCTTGGGGGAGTTCGAGGACGTCCTGGACATCCTGGACCGGATCAACACGGTCATCCTGGACCGCCTCGTGGTGTCTGCGATGCAGGCGTATCGCCAGCGCTGGGCCAAGGGCATCTCCACCACCGACGAGAGCGGCAATCCGCAGACCTTGTTCGACCCGGGCGCGGACCTGCTGTGGGCGGTGGAAGACGACAACGCCCAGTTCGGTGAGTTCCACCCCACCGACGTGACGCCGATCGTGAAGTCCACCGAGGCCGACGTGCAGTACCTCTCGGCCATCACTAGGACGCCGCCGCACTACCTACTAGGCGCGATAGTCAATGCATCCGGCGACGCGCTGGGTATCGCCGAGTCTGGCCTGGTGTCCAAGCTGCTGGAGCGCGAGGCGGAGTTCGGCGAGTCCTGGGAGCGCGTTTACCGCCAGGTCGGTGCGCTGCAAGGGAAAACCGTCCCGGTGGACAGCGAGGTGGTCTGGAAGGACCCGCAGTTCCGCACCCTGACCGAGATGGCCAGTGCGGCGTTGCAGCTGATGCACGCCGGTGTGCCGTGGCGGACCCGGATGCGCTTTTTGGACATGTCCCCGCAGGAGATCGACCGGATGGAGACCGAGCGCGCCCACGATGCCCTGCTCTCCGCGCAACTCGCGTCCCTGTCCGTGGCCGAAGGCGGCGAGGTCGGCACCCGCGGCGTGTCCTGGAGCGGTACCGGCCCGCCCACCGATGCCAATGCCACCCGTGACGCGCCCAGCGGTCCCGCCTCGCAGGCCAACCAGACCGGGGCCACCGTTCGGCCGCCGCGTCCTGGTGCGCCCCCTGGCCGATGACGGCGCCCACCCAGCAGCAACCCGCGCCGACCCCCTTGACTGGCCTGCCCGCAGCACTCACCGCCGCGCTGATGGTTCAGACCTATGCCCAGGCCGTCGCCGCCATCCGTGCCCGCATCCGGACCTTCCTCGCGGGCCTGTTCGCGAGTCTCGGCAACTACTCGAATCCCGAGACCTTCATCCCGACCGCCGTGGCCACCATGGACGCCGGCCAGCGGATGACCGCCGCCTACACCGCCGCCTACCTGTCCCAGCTCTACGGCGCGCTGACCGGCGACACCGTTTCCGCCACGGCCCCGATCGGGGACATGACGGATCAGACCCTGCGGGGCATTTCGGCCAGTGAGGTCTACCGCCGGCCGTTTAACACGCTGTGGACGGATCTGTCCACCGGCAAGCCCTTTGCCGAAGCGCTGAAGACCGCCGAACGCCGACTGGACACTCTGGTCCAGACCGATCTCCAGTTGGCCACCACGCACACCGCGCGCACCGTGCTGGCACAGCAGCCGAAGGTGGTCGGCTACCGCCGGGTGCTCTCGGGCTCGGGGCACCACTGCGGGCTGTGCATCCTGGCCTCCACGCAGCGATATCACATCAGCGACTTGATGCCGATCCATCCCAACTGTTCGTGTTCGGTGGCTCAGGTGGTTGGCGACAAGGACCCCGGCCGCAGCATCAACTCCGCCGTGCTCACTGGTAGTGATCCACACGGCCAGACACCGCACGGGGTGAACATCTACGGCCCGGATGCCACGTTGGACCTCGGTGATCTGGTCCAGCCCGTGCACGACGCGATCAAAGAGCGCTTCGGGCATTCCAGCGCCAGCGGCTCCGGGCGGATCGACTACCGGCACGTGATGCTCACCCACGAGCACGGCGAACTCGGCCCAGTGCTGACAGTGAAGGACCAGCACTTCCTGACCCAACGCGAAATCGCCCACTTCAATGCCGAGAACGAGCGGCGTGCGGCAAGGAGGTGATGACGCTCATGGTTGCTGGACGCGAAGCCTCCCCGAAGGACGCGGCTGACACCGAGCGAAGACCCGCTTGATGCAGTACTGGGCCGAGGGGGAGGGCGCAGCCAAGATCCGCTGGGGCGAACCCAACGACTTCTATCGCTGCGTCGCCCATCTGTCGAAATACGTCGGCCCGGATGTGGTTCCCGGGCTCTGCGCGAACTTGCACCACCGCGCAATCGGAGCGTGGCCTGGCCGTGAATTTGGCGAAAACGGCGGAAACAAGGGCCACGGCAGCAAATCCTGATGAGGAGGAGTCCGTGATCACAGCCAAGGTGCGCTGTAGCTACAAGAGCGAGTCTGGCGAGGGCGAGAACCGCACGGCGCGGGTGAGCTTCCAGCCCGATTACCAGGATGGCCGCAATGCCGAATGGGCTGCCGCCACGCCCAGCCTGACGCTGGAGATGACGCTGAACAACAAGGCAGCCGACCTGTTCAAGGCAGGGACGGCGTACACCCTCCAGTTCGTCGAGGTCATCGAGGCATAGAGCACCTCCAGAGTTTTCCGGACGCCGACATGGCATTCCGGATTGTCACACCACCCGTGGGCCGACAGGCGCACACATTTCCCGACATGGGAGACCGCAATGACCGACGAGAACACCGCCACTGACGGCGACGATGCTGAAGCCGAGCAGAAGCAGGGCGAGGCCACAAAGGAAGGCGATGCGGGCGAATCCGACACGGATGATCCCCAAGCCAAACTTCAGGCCGATGCCGAGCGCTGGAAGGCCATGGCTCGCCGCCACGAAAAGGCTGCCAAAGAGAATGCCGCGGCAGCGAAGAAGCTCGCCGAACTTGAAGACGCCAACAAGAGCGAGACGCAGAAGCTCAACGACCAACTGTCGTCTGCGCAAGTCGAATTGCAGACGCTGCGCGTGGAGAAGATCCGCGCTCAGGCCGCCCGTGACGCCGGGCTCGATCCCGAACTTGCCGAGTACATCACGGCCGCCGATCCCGACGAAGCACTCTCGCAGGCGAAGCGGCTGGCCGAACGCCTCACCCCGAAGGCCCCAAAATCGGCCGACCTCCGCCAGGGCGTGCGCCAGCCGGCGAAACCCGCAGCCTCGGTCGACGACTGGATTCGCTCCGCGTCCGGCCGTTCCTGACCCCGCAGTACCGGACGTAGTCGCGGCCCGGTCTGCCCGACCGTAAGGAGAAATCCTCACCGTGACTGCCTACGATCAGCTCATTTCCCGGGCGGGCAGCGGTTCCGACCCGCTCGTGCCCGAACCGGTGTCCACCGACATCATTCAGATGCTCCCGACGCAGTGCGCGATCTTGCAGCGCGCCAAAAGCGTCCCGATGTCCACCAAGACGAACCGCCTGCCGGTCCTCGACGTCCTGCCGGTCGCGTACTGGGTCGGCGGCGACACGGGCCTGAAGTCCACCACCCGCCAGCAGTGGAAGAACGTCGTGCTGGTGGCCGAGGAACTCGCCACCATCGTGCCGATCCCCGAGGCGTACCTGGCGGATGCGGACGTGCCGATCTGGGACGAGGTCCGTCCCCGACTGGCCGAGGCGATCGGCCGCAAGCTCGATGAGGCCGCGCTGTTCGGACTGAACCGTCCCTCCACGTGGTCCCCGTCCATCTACGAGGGCGCGAACACGGCGACCAACACCGTCACCTCCGGCACCGGGCCGGATCTCGGCGTGGACGTCGCCAGCCTCGGCGAGACGCTCGCCCTGGACGGCTATTCCGTCAACGGTTTCATCGCCCGGCCCGGTCTGGGCTGGAAGCTGATCTCGATGCGTTCCGCGCAGGGCATCCCGATCTACAACCCGGACATGCAGGGCACCCAGGGCAAGACGCTCTACGGCTACGGGCTGTCCGAAGTGGACAACGGATCGTGGAACGCCTCCGAGGCGGAACTCATCGCGGGTGACTGGAGCAACGCGTTGCTCGGTCTGCGTGCGGACATCTCGTTCAAGATCTTCACCGAGGGCGTCATCTCCGACGACTCCGGTGCGGTCATCCTGAACCTGATGCAGCAGGACTCGGTGGCGATGCGGGTGACCATGCGCGTGGCCTTCGCCACTGCCAACCCGGTCACCGAGCTGAATGCCGACTCTGCCACGCGCTACCCGTTCGGCGTGCTCAAGACGGCGTAAGCCTCAGCCCCCGCAGGTGCCCCGACCCTGCGGGGCCTGAGCCCTTCCCACTATTTCCCCCGACCGGGAAGGAGAGACGTGGACCCCCTGGCCTTCCTCGACGATGTGCAGGCGCGGTTCCCGGTTGCCGCCGCCGATGAAGACCGGGTGGAGACCCTGCTTCAGGATGCCTCGGCAGTGGTCCGGTCCTACACCAAGCAGGACTTCACCCTCACCGACACGGTGGCCCGCATCCGTCCCATCGGTGGCCGACTGATCCTGCCGCAGCGGCCAGTCACCGGAGTCACTTCGGTGAAGGTGTTCGACTACAACGAAAACCTGGTCACGATCGTCGGGTGGATGTGGGACGGCGGTCAGGAAGTCTGGCTGATGGTCGGCGAGACCGTGATCAACCTCGCCGAGGGCATCCGGGACCTGTTCCGGTTCAATACGCCCCTGTGCCAGGTGGACTACACGCACGGCTACGACGTCATTCCCGATGACATCGTGACCGTGGTGTGCGGCATGGTGATCCGCTCCCTGGCCACGCCCGGCTACGGCTCGATCCAAAGCCAGTCGGCAGGCCCGTTCTCCCAGCGGCTCTCCGATGCGGCGATTCAGGGCATCGTGGCGCTCACCCCGTCGGACCGGGACATCCTGAACAGCTACCGTCCCGGTTCGAGGACGGTGGAGCTGCGGTGAGCTTCCCGTTCGGACAGACGGTCACGGTGCACCGCTACGCGCTGGACCGACTCGGTGACCGTGCCGAGACCGAGCACCACACCGTGGCGGGCTGCGGGTTCGCGCCTCGGGTGTCCACCGAGAACACCGACCGGGCCGAGCAGGTCACTGCCACCGCCGAGTTGTACACCCCCACGGGTGCCGACATCGGCCCCCAGGACGTGATCGAACTCGCCGACGGCAGCCGCTGGGAGGTGACCGGCGACCCGCAGCGCTGGGTCAACCCGCTCACCGGCTGGCACCCGGGCGGGGTCGTGCTGTTGACCAAGGTGACGGGGTGACATGGCTCGCTACGTGCGCGACGACAAGGGTTTCGACCTGCTGGCGATCTCGTCCGAGGTGCACGGTTTTGCCCACGAGGTCGGCGAGTTCTATGCCGACGTCCTGCGTTCCATCGCCCCCGTCGGCACGCCGCCGCAGGACAAGCACCCCGGCCTGTACAAGGCCAGCATCGAGACCGACACCGAGATCGTTCACCTGCCCTACGGTCCCCGCTGGGCGGCGGACATCGTGGCACCCGTCCCCTATGCCACCGTCCTGGAAGTCGGCTCGGCCACCGTGCCCAACCCACCCCGGCCGCTGACCAGGCTACTGGACATTGTGGATGCGGCAGACCCCAATGTCGTGCGCAAGGCGGCCCGGAAACGGGAGGGCTAGATGGAACTCCTGCCCGCCTTCCCGGACGTCGAACTGCTCGCCCTGGACCTGCTCGCGTCGGCGGGCACGACGTCGCTCACCACGCCCGCCACGATCACACCGCCGCTGATCGTGATCCGCCGGGTCGGTGGCGGCGACACCTATCTCACCGACGTGCCCCGGCTTCAGGTCCATACCTTCGGCGCGAACCGGGCACAGACGGCGGCACTGGCCGAGGCATGCCGTCAGCTCATCCTTGCCTCCCCGGCCGACGGGGTGGGCAGTGATTCCATCGACAACGCCTGGACCGAGACCGCCCCGATCTTCCACGACTGGGGCGACAAAACCGTCCAGTGCTTCGTCGCCACCTACCGGATCGCGCTGCGCCGACCCCGCTGAGCGCAGTCAGCCCCACGCAAGGGGCTTTCCCTTCGATAAGCCCGATGTGAAAGGGGCGAATCACTCATGACCGCACCCACTTCCTACTCCTCCGTTGCCGCGCTGGCCGCCCGCAAGCAGGGCCTGATCCGCGTCGCGCAGGATGCGGCGCTGTTCGCCGCGCCGCTGAGCGCCGACCCGATCATCGCGCTGACCACGGGGGCCGGCGGTGACCTCAATCCGCTGCCGACCGGGTGGGGCAGCCTCGGTCACCACACCGAGTCCGACGGCATCGACTGGACCCGCAAGGTCACCACCTTCGATGTCAAGAGCCACGGTTCGTCCCAGCCCACCCGCCGGGACATCACCGAGGACGTCACCGATCTGAAGGTGCTGGCCCAGGAGAGCAAGCGGATGACGTCGGAGATCTTCCACTCGGTCGACCTGTCCGCCGTCGCGCCGGACGCCACCACGCACGAGATCGGCTTCGAGCGGGCAGTGGTGGCCTCCACTACCTACTACCGGCTGCTCGCGATTGCCAGCGACGGCCGGGACGACAACCTGATCTACTTCGCCCGCTTCTGCCCGCGAGCCAGCGTGACCAACTTCGGTCCGCAGCCGTGGAAAAAGGGCGAGGAGCTGCGCTATGAATTCACATTCACGGGCTACGTGGACGACACCCTGGGATTTGCGATGCGCGAAATGTGGGGCGGCCCCGGCATCGCGGACTTGTTGACCGACATGGGCTACACCGCCTAAATCCCCGAACTGGTTGGGGCATCAGGGCTTGCGGGTGCCCCAACCAACCCTGGACGGAAGGAGACTGCATGAAGCAGTTGAAGGGCTGGGATGCCTACGTCGCCGACACGGCCGACCCCGAGCGGGACATTCTGGAACTGCCGCTCACCGAGGACGAGGTCTACCTGATTCGCTACCCGACTCGTGCGCAGGGCAAGGCCATCGCCGCCGCGCAGGCTAGGGGTGACGTCGACGCGCTGCTGATCGCGTTGCTCGGCGAGGACGCCGGCCGTCGTGTCGTGGAACTCTCCGACGACCAGCCCGGCTATGTGCTCGACGCGTTCGTGCTCGACGTGCTGCGGTCCTTCGGATTCGCCGCCGAGGTCGAGAAGGCCATCGAAGGCGAGGTGGAGGAGGGAAAATCGCGCCGCTCCCGCACACGTGGCGGGCGTGCGCGGACCTCGTCCGCCGCATAGACCTTCTCGACCGTTTCGGCGACGAGATCGAGTACGACCTGTTCGAGCGCGGTGTGGATTTCCTGGACTACTTCCGCGGACGGCGTCCCTGGGCGCAGCTGACCCGGCTGCTGCAACGACTTCCCCGGCATTCGGCCTACCGCGCCGCCCTCGACGGCGACGAGGACTACGCGAAGGTGGTCGCCGCCCTCGTCCCCGCCGACGTCCCCGCCGAGGTGCCGTTGGTCGGCTATTCCGAGATCGCGCTGCGGCTGGACAATCTGTTCGACGTGATGAATGCGGTCAACGAGACCCTCATCGCGATCCACTCCAGCTCGCGGCCCCGACCCAACCGTGCCCCGCGACCCAGGACTGCCCTTCAGCGACTCAAGGAAACCGAGTCCCGCCAACGACTTCTCCAGATGGAACACCAACTGACCGGGGGACGGTGAGCTATGCCGGGCGGCTACAAGGTCGGCGACGCGTTCGTGCAGGTCGTCGCGTCGTTCGACAAGTTCCAAGAGGACGTCGCCGCCGCCTTCGCCCGGGTCAGCGACCTCACCGTTTCCGTCAAGGCCAAGCTGGACGAGCGGCAGTTCAGCGAGGAAGTCGAGAAGGGCATTCGGGAGGCCGAAAAAGGGGATTGGGTCTCTGTCGACGTCACTGGCGACACCACCAAGTTCACCGGGGATGTCGCGAAAGCCATCGACGAGGTGGGGCATACCTCCGCGACGGTGAAGATCGGCGGTGACGACCGCCCTCTGGCGACGAGGTTGGCCGAGATCACGGCCGCCGACGTCGAGAAGAAGATCAAGATTGAAGCCGACCTTGCTGGCTACGAGGCCGAACTCGCCGCACTGAAGGCGCAACCGGAAGAGGTCCGGGTCAGGCTGGAGGCCGATTTCGCCCGGCTGAACGAAGACATCGAGGCGAAAAAGGCCGAACTTCACGACATTAAAGTCAAGATCGATGCCGACATCGCCGAGTACATCGCGAAAATGGCTGCGGCCAATGCCGCTGCGGACGATCTTAGACGCAAGACCATCAAGCCCAAGCTGGACATCGACGCCGGATCCTTCGTCAGCGGCATGTTCACTGCCCGCAGTCAGGCACAGGCCGTGTTCGCCGCCGTCGTCATCGGTGCGCCGCTGGCCGGGTCCGCGCTGATCAGTGGACTGGGGCTGGGATTCATCACGGTCGCGCTGCTGGCGGAGAAGTCGAACGCGCAGATCAAGGCGTCGTTCAAGGGACTTGAGCAGGAGATCAAAGCCACCGCTCAGGCTGGAGCCGATCAACTGGTTCCGGCTTTTGTCGGTGCGATCAACCAGATCGACGCGAGCGTGCAGAAGCTCGGCCCGGACATTGCGAAGGCCATGTCCTTCGCCGGACCCGATGTCGTCGCGCTCACCCGTGGCATCGACAACTTGGCGACCAATGCCATGCCTGGCCTGACCACTGCCATGCAGAACAGCCTGCCCGTGTTCCAGGGCCTGGCCACGTTCCTTGGCGAGGTGGGCAGCGCCGTCAGTGCCGCGTTTAACTCCATGTCGCAGCACAGCGTCGCCTACGGGGAAGCTCTGATCACCCTAGGCCAATTGTTCAACACCGTGCTCACCACCGTGGTCACCCTGGTCAACCAACTGGCCGAGGTCTGGGCTGCCGCCGACACGCCGATCGTCGGGGCCATCGGCAAGATCTTCAGTGCGGCGACCGGGCTGACCCAAGGCGCGCTGGGCCCACTGACGTCGGCGCTGAAGATCGTCGCGGGAACCCTCCAGGCCGTCTTTACCGTCCTCGGCCCGATCGCCCCGGCACTGGGCGCACTGGGCGGCACCGCACTGGTGGCGTTCGGCGCGTTCAAGCTGGCGCCGTTGGTGACGGCCGGGGTGAACGCCTTGGCCGGCGGGGTGTTGAGTCTCGGTGTCAGCATGGAGACCGCCAGCGTCCAGGGCGCAGCGCAGATCCTCACCCTCCAGGGAGTCGCCGCCGAATCGGCGGTCGCCACCGAGGCCGTCACGTCCACGGCCCTGGCCGTCACCGCCGCAGGCAGCTCGGCGGCGGGCGCGTCGATCGGGTTTGCCTCACTTGCAGCATCTCTGGCCGGACCGATCGGTATCGCCGTCGCGGCCGGAATAGTCCTCGTGATGCTCGGCGACATGGCCGCGAAGTGGGCCGGGTGGTCGACCGCGACGACCCAGTTGACTGGCAATACCGATGATCTCACTGCGGCGCTGGAGCGCGAACACGGCGCGTTCACAGTCGCGGCGATGGACGCGCTCAAGGCGTCCCCTGACTTCAAGGCTGCCGCCAGCCAGCTATCCGAATTCGGAATCTCGGCCGATGATCTTGCGACCGCGCTTGCCCAAGGCGGCCCGGCGCTGGACGAGATACGCAAGCGCATCCAGGACGTCATCGCTGCCCATCCCGAAACAGTGGGAGACGCGTTCACGCGGATCGGTTCCGCGAAGGATATTTTCACTGGAGTCGCTTCCGGTCTGGACAAGGTTGGGCAGTCGGCTCAGTCGGGACTCGGCATCCTGAATCAGCTCGCTGCCGAGGTCGGCAAGTCCACATCTACGGCCAACGCCTCCGCCGCATCGCAGGACAGAGTCGCCAGCGCAATGGCCAACTCCTCTCAGTTCCAGCAGGCTGCGGCCGGGGTCGCGCACACCCTGGGACTCGGCATTGGCGATGTCACCCGGGGATTCCAGGCCATCATCCCCGCCGCAGGCGGGGCCAACGCCACCGTGGCGGCGGTGGCGGAGCAATTCGGCAAGCTGAACCTCGGGGTGCATCAGGCTGCGACCGCGATGGCCGATCACTTCGTGCAGGCCGACGAGGCAGTGGTCCAGGCCACCACCGCCGTTGCCTCGGCTGAGCGCTCCCACCAGAAGTCGATCGAGGGTGTCGCCGACGCGCAGCACTCCGAGGCCCAGGCCGCACAGGGCGTGGCCTCCGCCCGGCAGGGTGAGGCCAATGCGACCCACGCCCAGGCGCAGGCACAGCAGACCCTCCGGGACTCCTATACGGGCATCACCGTCGCCGAGAACAACCTGACCAAGGCCCAGGGCGATGCCCGAGCCGCACAGGTGGCCTTGAACCGTGCCCGCGAACAGGCAGTGCAGGATCTTAAAGACCTGCACCTGCAACTGGAGGACCAAGTCCTCTCCGAGGAGCAGGCACAGGCTCGGCTCTTCGACGCAGAGACCGCAGGCGCCGCGCTCGGGGTGACCGGGAACAACGCGAAGGCCATTGCTGCCCAGCGGGTGACCACTGCCAACGAGTCCCAGGTCAAGGCCGCCTTCGACATCGTGTCGGCACAGAACGGTGTCAACGACTCGCTCAACTCCGGAGTGAAGCTGCGCAAGCAGGTCGCCGACGCCGACGCCGCCGGGGTCGCCGGGTCCTCGGTGGTCGTCTCGGCACAGAAGGCATTGCAGTCCGCCCAGGACCAAGTGGCATCCGCCACCACTGCCCTTGCCAAGGCGCACGATGCCGTAAAAACCGCAGAATGGGGTGTCCAGCAAGCCGACCTCGCGCTGGATGCTGCCCACCGGGGCGTCGCCGACGCCTCCTATGCCCTCCAGAAGGCACACCAGGCGGTGCGGGACGCGCAGGACCAGGAACGCATCTCCAGCGAGAACCTCAGTTCCGCCAAGGACAAGCTGCGCGATGCCCAGGACAAAGCATCCCGGTCCATTGATGCCAACACCAAGGCGGGCCAGGAGAACATCACGCAGATCTACGGCCTGTGGGACGCGATCCAGAAGACTGGAAAGCCGAGAATGGAGCAATGGCAGACGGCCGTCGACAACGTGGCCGCGTCGTTGGGCATCTCCAAGCAGAAGGCGTACGACTACCTGGTGCAGCTGGGCCTGATCCCGCCCGGCATCCAAACCCTGGTCGACGTGCACGTCTCGGCGGCCCAGCGCAAACTGGACCAGTTCAAGGCCGACAACGCCATCGTCGGCATGACGGCAATGCTCAATGTGACCACCCAGGGCACGCCCGTCATTAACTGGACCGATACCTCCGGTGCCCTGCACACGCTCGGCAGACTCACCGTCGCCAAGGCGATGGGTGGCATCGTCAAGTTCTTTGCGGGCGGCGGATTCAGTCAGCCGATGAGTGCCGGAGTGGCGGCGGTGGTACCGCCCAATACATTGCGGGTAATCGGCGACCGCAGCCGGGACGACGAGGCATACATCCCGATCAACCGGGATTCGCGCTCCGTCGCGGTTCTCGCCGAAACCGCGACGCGGATGGGCTTCCAGATCGAACCGCTCGCACTCGGCGGCATCTTCGACGCCACGCCCTATGCCGAGGGGGGCGTGGCCCTGCCTCCGGGCTACAGCACCAGCGCCCCTGTCGGCACCCCGGTGCGCTCCGCCCAGTGGGACTCCCTACCCGGCCCGTCCTCGTCGCGCTCCATCAGCATCATCGTTAACGCCCGCACCGAGGCGTCGCCGGAACACATCGCGCACACCATCGACCGGCATCTCGCGCGGGCTACCCGGTTGTAGGGGGAGGGACATGTACGGAGCCCAGGTGTGGCAGCTGGAGGAGATCACCTTCAGCCCCCAGCAGGATGAGCGCGACGCCGCCGGGGTGCAGTGGATTCTCATCGCCGAGAAAGGATTCTGGGGCAGCCCCGCCACCGGGGCCACCCTCTCGCCCCGACTCAACCGGCACGGTGCCTTCCGCACCCCGGGCTGGAAGAAGGAACGCATCGTCAGCCTCACCGCGCGGTGTTACGCCTTCGACTATGCGGTGTTGCGTCATGCCGAGGCCGTCGTATTGGGACTGCTGTCCGACCCCACGGCTGCGGGCACCCTGACGTGCTACTCGGAGATCGGCGCGCTGACCCTGGCGGTGCACCTGGACGGCGACATCCTATGCACCCCGCTCAATGTGGTGTCCGAACCCGGCATCGAGTTCTCGATCCAAGTGGTGGCACCCGATCCCAGAAAGTATTCGGTGGAGGAACAGGTGCAGCAGACCGGTCTTCCCGGCGGCACCGCGATCGGGGTGCTCTAGATGGACCTTGCCGACGACGACACCGCGCTGGCCGTCGACCTCGACGATCTGGCCGTCGAGCAGGCCGACGACGACACCGCCACCGGTACCGAATCCAACGTCCCGCCCGAGATCGACTCTGGGCTCGACTTCGACGACGGCCTGGACTTCGGCACCGGAGCCGTCGACGACGGCCTGGACTTCGGCTCCACCCACGCCTCGGGGCTGATGCGGCTGACCAACCGGGGCACCGCGCCGACGATGCCGGTGTTCACCCTCTACGGGCCGCTGATCAATCCGAGCCTGACCACCGCGAAGGGCACCCTGCACTACAACACCTGGATTGGTCCGCACCAGTTCGTGGTGATCGACCCGTCCGTGCCCAGCGTGCTCCTGGGCGGCACCGCCACCCGGCGGGAGTTGTTGTATCCGGCCAACTTCGAGGCGTTCAGCATTCCGGCCGCCGCACCCGATGGCACCCCCGGCACGTTGACCGTGGGGCTGTCCCACGCCGGGCCGGTCACCTACACCGGCCGCGTCGAGGCGCGCTACCGGGCCGCCTGGTTCTAGAGAAGGGGAAACCATTGGTTGCACTGGGTGCCTCCGTGCCCTCGGCCTACGCGCCGTGGGCGGTGCAGAAGCGGATCGGGCTGGCCGATGCCCGCCTCGCGCTGGACTCGGTGCTGATGCCGCGGCCCAACCTGTCCTACATCGACTACCGCTCCGGCGTGATGGCCTCCGGCGACACCGCCGGGGTGGGTGGCTCCAGCCACATGGCGATGCGGGTCAAGCCCGTCTCCGGTTCGCTCGCGGTGACCGTGGAGATGGGCAACGCCGTGATCAACACCCCCTCCGAGGGGGCCTACATGTGCGTGCTGGACTCGGTGAAAACCCTGATGCTGTCCGCCTCCAGCAGCACCACCAACCGGATCGACCTGATCGTGGCCCGGGTCTATGACGACCTCAACTCCGCGATCGCCAGCGACGTCGGCGTGCGCAAGTTCGTGGTGGAGGTGTGGGAGGGCGACCCGGCCACCGGCACCCCCACCGTGCCCACCCCGACCCCGACCGCCGGATGGCATCCGCTGGCGGCGGTGACCGTCGGCAGGGACGCCGCCACACTGACCACCGCCAACATCCAGGATCTGCGGGGACCCGGATTGGTGGCCAGGGGCGGGATGCGCGGGCTCTACGGTGCCGACGCCGTACCAGGGTCGGGCGCGTTCGCCGAAGCGGGTGCCTATCCCGGCGATCAGCGCTGGGTGCACACCAACGGATTCCAGCACCAGGTGTACTACGGCGCGGGCAGCGACCCGCGCAACTCCGGCTGGCGCGGGGTGCACAACTGCATGGTCTACGACGTGTCCCCGGCGCCGGGCGGGATGCTCTGGACCAGAGGACTGAATGCCCGGCGGGTGCTGTGCGAGACCACGATCCCCTACCCCGGCACGCCGTTCATGATCTACCCGACCGCGCGGGGCTTCCTCACCGTCTCGCCCGGCTGCGCGGTGGACCTGTCCATCGAACTGGTCACCGGCTCCGAACTGCCGGTGAACTGGACCAGGGTCAACAACTTCGGCGAGACCGTCGATCACATCATGGTGCCGACCGTGCCGCCGAAGATGTGGGGACCCTGGACCGACACGCTCACCGTGCGCCTGACCGGCATCGTGCGGGAAACCCCCGGCCCCTTCGGCGGCTTCGGCTATCAGGGCGATGACGTGGATGCCACCCAGCTCTCGGTGTGCGTGTACCCGTCCGTCGTGCAGCCCCCGGCGGTCTGAATGGGTCAGTGGCGGGTGCTCGTCGCGGAGACCATCACCGGCACCATCGTGGCCGACATCGGACCTCGCGACCTGCCCAGCTTCTCCCGCCACCTCACCGACAAAGGCTCCTGGACGGTCAACGTCCTCCCCGAGGACAAGGCCAACGCCAGCCTCGACCTGCATGCCTACACCGCATCCGGGCGCTACTGCTGGGTGGTGGCCTACGACGAGTTCATCGTCCAGGCCGGGCCGGTCAGGACCTTCCAGTGGGACGACTCGACCCGCAACCTGTCTGTCGCCGGCTGCGGCATCCAGGGCCTGTTCGACGTGCGGATCGTGCGCAATCCGACCGGCACCATCGCCGCCATGGCCGACGCCAGCAACGACCTGGTGATCACCGGCGTCTCGCTGCGCGGCGTCGCCCGCCGGATCGTCGGCGCCAACATCGAGCAGCCCGGCTACTACCTGCCGCTGGACCTGCCCGCCTCCGAGTCCGGCACCAACACCCGCACCTACCAGGGCTACGATCTGGCCACCGCCTGGACCCGGCTCGACGAGCTGTCCAAAGTGGAGAATGGCCCGGAACTGGACTTCCGGCCCTACTTCGCCGGGGCCAACCGCATCCGCTGGGAGATGCTCATCGGCAACCCGCTGCTGGGCGACCAGAACTCCAATGCCGTGTGGGACTACGGCGGCGCACTCGGGCAGATCAACGTGGACGTCAACGGCTCGGTCGCGCCCACCACCCGGGCCTTCGCCAAGGGCTCCGGCTCCGAGCGTGACTCGCTGATCGGCTATGCGGAGAATGCCGCCCCGATCGCGCTGGGCTTCCCGCCGACCGACTTCGTGAACAACGACCACTCCGCGGTGACCGTGCTGGACACGCTCACCGGCTATGCCAAAGCCGACCTGACCGCGTTCGCCGGACCCACCGAGACCTGGACCTGCGCGGTGCGCATCGACGGCACCACCACCACCGGCGCCGCGGTCTCGCCCGCGCTGGGCTTCTGGGCGCTGGGGGATCAGCCCGTGTTCGCGATGTCCGGGCACCCGTGGATCACCGATGGCTCCTACCGGCGGCGCATCCTCGGCTACACCGACGGGGCCACCGGCGGCACCTCGTCCGCCGGCTCCGACGCCATCGTCAATCTCATCGTCCAGCCCACCGTCGAGGTGATCTAGATGGCCCCCCAGCCTCCCGGCAGCGGTGGTCTCGCCGAGCAGGTCGTTGCCCTGCAACGCAAACTCGACGAGCTGACCCGCAAGGCGGGCGGCGGCGGGATTGCCGTCTTCATCCAGGACGAGGAACCCACTGACCCGAAGATCGGGGATCTCTGGACCCCGGCGACGAGTCCGCCGTGAAGATCGCCACGCCGTCCTGGCGCAAGATCGGCACTCCGGACTGGCCGGTCAGGATTCGGATGCCGGACGGTAGCTGGCGTCTCTATGGCGGCGGCTTCGGTGTGCCGCTCAAGCAGAAGCAGCCCGACGGTAGCTGGCGTGTCGTGTCCACCGAGGGACCGGGCGGGCTGTGGTACGTCGCGGCCGACGCCGGAGCGGCAGGCACCGTGGTAGACCCCATCCCGGCCCGCTTCGGGCCGTCGCTGATCTATCGGCCGGACAGCTTTCTCGGCGTGCCCACACCCCGCTGCATCCTGTCCGCCGATGCCATCCCGGCCCTGGAATTCACCGGCGTGGGAAACCCGACCCACTACCACGAAGACATCTTCGTCGTGGACCCGGACACCGAATATGTCTACAACGGACTGGCACATGGGTTCACCGTGTTCATCGTGGCCGCGATCCCGCCGTCCAGCGGCCCCGACGTCGGCATGTTCCGGCCAGACGCCTTCGTTGATGGGGTTTTCAGCTACGACCCGTTCGTCAACGTCACACTGAACCATGCCCAGCTGACCGTGCTCATCGACGGTGCGGGTGCCGACTTCAAGGCGATTCAGGTCACGCCGACCTTTTCGGGTGCGGCACAACTGATCGAGGTCCGCTACCAGGCGGAGGACGACAGCTGGTCGGTACGCATTGGCGGCGTCGAGTTGCCCCGGACACTCGACGAGCTGACCGGACTGCACCTCTCGGACTTCGTGATGCGCGGTGTCAGGCTGCTCGGAGTGGGCACCCACGGCACGTCGGCCAAGCTATGGGAGACCAAGGTATATCTGACCGGGCTGACCGATGCCGCGCTGACCGCCGCCCGCCAGTACTTCGCCACCAAGTACGGGATAGCGACCTGAGTGGATGTTCTCGCGCCCATCCTGAACTATGGAATTTTGGGTGTCGTTGTGGTGGCCCTGTTTACGGGGCTGCTATGGACGAAGCCTTCGGTTGACAAGCTCCAGCAGGACAAGGAGCGCGCCCTGGCCGACAAGGAGAAGGCCGAGGCGCAGCGCGACGCGATGGCCGCTGTGTTGCAAGACAAGCTCTTGCCCGTGATCTCGGAGTTTATCGCCACCACGCGCACGCTTCTCCCGGTTTTGCAACAACTCCAGGTTCTCCAGCAGCTTCTCCCGACGCTTCAAGAACTGGCAAGGGCGGGTGATCGTGCGCCACCGCCGAGCAAAGCGCCCCGGAAGCGAGCCTGAGTATACGGACGAGGAAGTCGAGACGTTGACCACCCGTGCGGAAGAACTGCTTGACCAACTCCACGAGGTGCTCGGCGAGATGGCCGACCGTTTGCAGTCACTGGCCGGAAACGAGGGCGAGTAGATGAACTGGCTCCCCTGGAAGCGGCGCACATCCCCCGACGCGGAGGTGGCTCGCCTCGCCGCGCAGGCCGACGCGATCCTCGCCGAGCTGAACCTGGTGGTCAAGCAGATGTCCGCGAAACTCCGGGAGGACACCGAAAAATGAGCACTCCCGACGACACCCTGGCCGCCGCTGCCCGGCTGGAAGGGTCCATGCGCGACCTTGCCGCACAGCTGGCCGCGCTGCGCCACTACGGCCACCGCAACCGCCGCATGATCTGGGGCCTGGTGGTGTCCATCGTGCTGGACGTCGTGCTGTCCGTCGTGGTCGCCGTCGTTGCCGTACAGGCGAACAATGCCAGCTCGCAGGCCCAGCAGAACCGCAATGCCGCCATCACCTCCTGTGAGGCGGGCAACCAGGCCCGCGGTGTGTCCGTGCAGTTGTGGACCTACGTCCTGGACCTCTCGCAGAAGAGTCCCGCGAATGCTGCCCCCGACAAGCAGAAGCAGATTCAGGACTTCCGCACCTACATGACCGCCGCCTATGCGCCCCGCGACTGCGCGCAAGCCGGGAAGTGACGCACATGGCACACGGCCTCGACGTCTTCACCGCCTATCAGACCGTGACCGACTGGCGCGCCGTGCGCGCGGCCGGATTCGAGTTCTGCTACGTCAAGGTCTCCGACGGCACCACTATTCGCGACGACGGCGGCTACGGCTCCGCTGCCCGCGCTGCCGGGGTAGCGACTGGTGGCTACCATTATGGACAACCCGGTAACGCCGTCGCACAAGCGAACCTGCTGTGTGACCGTGTCGAAGCCGCACACCTGACTGACCTCGCACCCGCTCTAGACCTCGAATCCCCGTTCCAGCCCAGCGGGCAGGCCGCCCAGTTTGCCGTCGCATTCCTGCGCCAGGTCACCGAGCGGGGACATCGGCCGTGCCTCTACGCCAACAACGCGATGCTGTCGGTGATCCTGCCGGCGGTGCGCACGGCGGTGCCAAGCGTGCTGGTCTGGGCCGCCCGCTACGGCGCGAATCCCACCGTGGACCACGACGTGTGGCAGTACTCCGATGCCGGTCGTGTGCCTGGCGTGCGCGGCACGGTCGACCTCAACCAGGGCGCGATCCCGTTCAACATGAGCGCGAAGGACGACGACATGGACGGCGAGCAGGACAACCGGCTCAAGCTCATTGAGCAGAACGTGCGCAGCATCTTGCGCGAACTGACTGGCGATCCGCAAGGCAACCCCACCCTGGACCTGACCTGGAAACCAGTCGCGGGCAAGACGCCTGGCTGGCCGCTGCATGCCACCGCGCCCGGCCCGACGGATGAGTCCAAAACAGTCACCGCGATGATCCAGGGCATCTACGAGTCCCTGCGAGCCTTCGAGGCCAGCCACATCACGGGGGACACGAACAAGACCACCATGCACGACCTGGCCTTCGACAGTGCCAAGTGGACGTTCGAGGACAAGGCCGTGCTCGCCGAGCTGGTCACCAAGCTCGATGCCGTCCTGGCCCACCTGGGGACGTAGTGGCACACAACCTGACCATCATCCAAGGCGCCACGTTCAGTGTGGCCTGGCCGATCACCGATGCGAACGGCCAGCCCATCGACATGACCGACTGGACGATCCGCTCCCAGATCCGCGCCGCGATCGCCTCGCCCGTCGTTTTGCACGAGTTCTCCACCGCCCTGGGCAATGCCACCATCGATGCCGGGCGAGTGGTGATCACCGTGCGCCCCATCGAGTCCACGGCCTGGACCTGGCGGCGCGGGGTCTACGACGTGGAACTGACCGACCTGCTGGGACGGGTGGCCCGCATCTCCGAGGGTCACGTCAAGGTCTCCCCGGAGGTCACCCGATGAGCACGCCCATCGTGGAAGACCCAGTCGTCCTGAGCTGGCTGACCGTCGGTGAGCCTGAGCAGGTCACGTTGACCCCGGACGGCTACCGCATCTGGGTCGACACCGGCCCACCGTCCATTGTGGTCGGCGCGGTCGTCGGAGACCTATACCTCGA